TCACTCCACCGCGTACCAGCGCACCAGCCGCGGCGCGGCCCAGTCGGCTTCGACCGACTCGATCAGCCAGCGTCCGGGCGAGGTCGCGGCGAAGGCGATGCGCTGGGTCTGGCCGGGCTCGATTGCGAGTGTGTCGAGCCAGTAGGGCTTCCAGCCGTCGTCGAGCTTGTCGAGCAGGCGGAAATGGTGGCCGTGCAGGTGGAAGACGCTGGCGACCGGGGACGGGTTCTTGAGGGCCAGCGCGACGGTACGGCCGGTCCTGACGCGGAAGGCCGGGGCCGAGGAGATGGAGAAATTGGCACGCCGGGTCCAACCGGCGTCGGGCGCGCCGAGCGCGACATCGAACCGCAGGGCGCCCTTCAGATCGAGCTGGGCGGGCAGATCGTTCGGCGGCAGCGGCTGAGGCGGCAAGAGCGCCGCACGCCGCCGCGGCGTGCCGGAGATCTTGAGGCTTCCGACCTGGCGCGCCTCCTTGCCGTCATGGAGCAGGAATGGGGCCGGTGCGGCCGCATCCACGAAGGCGTCGGCACGGCCGCCGGGGGCCAGCACGAGGGCGCCGTTGCGCGCCGGGAAGGGCTCCGCCGGCTGCCCGTCCAGGGCCATCACCAGGACCTCGTGGTTCTCCAATTTGACCGCCAGAACAGAACGTTGCGAGCCGTTGATGAAGCGTAGCCGCAGCCGCTCGCCGGCCGCGGCTGAGAGTTCGAATGAAGTCTGCCCGTTGATCGTATAGAGCGCCGTCGAGTCCTTCGGGTCGCTGCCTGGAGGAATCGCGGTTCCATCGGGGCGCAGGCGCCATTCCTCGATCAGGAGGATCTCGTCGCGATCGACCGCCACCCGATCCGTCTCGGCGGCGATGACCGGAAGCGGGCGCGCAGGCTGCTTCAGCCGGTCCTCGAAGAGACGGAAGTCGGCCAGCAGGGTTCCGGCATTCGATATTGAAATGATTGATGTTTCGACCGCATTCGGCGGGGCGGGCGCGCGTCCCTGGAGCGGGCCGGCGACGTCCGCGCCGCTCAGCCCGTACCAGGCCGGCGCAACCGGCTCCGGCAGGTCGTTGCGAAACACCACCTCGCAGCGGTCGCCACGCTTGAGACGGACAGTCCCAAGGTGGCTTACGGCGGCCAGCTCATAGATTGGTGTAGCCGGCTGTTCAGGCCTCAGCGCCAGCGTGGCCGGCCTTGCCAGCAGCGAGACCTGGGCGGTGATGGACGGGCCCGCGCCGCCGCCGATCGACCCGGCCGCAGCGGCGCCGAGTCCGGCCAAAACTCCGGTCAAAACCTCACGCCGGCTGGGGTCCGGGATCTGCGCTGTCATGGCGCGAATCCGGACCATGAAGCGCTGGATAAGTCCAGCCGTCGTGCCTAGCTGAAGTCCGTATCCAACCGGCCATTTTTTTGCTGCGAACAATCGGGCACATGCTATAAGCCCGGCCGCCCGCGGCATCGCGGCCGGTCATGGATGCAAATTCACGCGGGCGTGGCGGAACTGGTAGACGCGCTGGATTTAGGTTTCCGAGAGCTACCTACTACGATACGCAACTAACTACTAACGTATTGAGGGAAGTGCAGAAATGCCTTCCCTTTTCATTTGCCCTATCACTCTACGATTGGAAGGGGATTTGGGTGAGAATGCGTTTGGTGACAATGAAGCGGTGACAATCTCTCACCGATCAGAACATCAGGAGAACACGGATTGACCGACGCCGCGCTCATGGAGCGGGAACAGAAGTACGAACAGCAGGCCGTCGCGAAGGGCGCACAGAAGGTCCGCAAGCAAATCGAGAAGGCCAAGGAGAAGGGCCTCGGGGCTGACACTCCCGGTGGCGTGGCGCTCATGAAGCGGGCCGTCTCGCCCGTCGCCAAGGCCATCGACGAGGCACTGGCCGCCGCCCGATCTGGCAAGGCTGGCCGCCGTCACGTCGCCCTCGCAACCATGGAGAAGCTGCCCTCGGACGTGCTCGCATACCTGACCGTGCGTGAGTGCATACATGGGGCCATGGCGAGCGACAGCCTGACCGGCACGGCCATCGAGATCGGCGGCATGGTCGAGGAGGAGCTGCGGCTTCAGACCTTCGACGACGCCGAGCCCGACCTCTACGCCACCATCATGCGCCGCCTGAAGGAGCGCGGGGCGCAGGCTCACCACGCCCGGCGAGTGTTCGTGCACACCGCCAACAAGAACGACATCGCTCTGCCGACCCTAACCAAGACGGAGAAGCTGCACCTCGGCACCCGCCTGATCGAGATGGTGATCGAGAGCACCGGCTTCGTCGAGACGGCCAACGTCAGGGTGGGGCGCAACAAGACCCGGCAAATCCTCAGGCCCACCGAGGCGGTCGCGAAGTGGATGGAGGACAAGAACCTCCGGGCCGAGCTGCTGGTCCCCGGCTATGCGCCCATGGTGGTGCCGCCGAAGGATTGGGAAGGCGTGACAGGCGGCGGCTACATCTCGCCCTCGTTCAAGGCGCTGCCGCTGGTCAAGAACGCCAGCCGAAAGCACAAGGAGCTGCTGACACAATCCGACCTGGGGATTGTCCTGCGGTCCCTCAACGCCATCCAGCGCACGCCGTGGCGCATCAACACCAAGCTGCTCGAAGTCATGAGCGAGGTGTGGGAGCGCGGGCTGGAGATCGGGATGCCGAACCGCGAGGACAGGGCGGTCCCGAACTACCCGGCCGGTCACGTCCCTGCGGCCACGCCGAAGGAGAGCTGGGCCAACGTGCACGAGGACGTGAAGAAGCAGTGGATGCGCAAGGCCCGCGCCGTGCACGAGCAGAACGCATCGTCACGCGGTAAGCGCATGGGCATCTCTGCCATCCTCGCCATCGCTCGGGAGCTGGCCGACGAGCCTGCGATCTACTTCCCGCACCAGCTCGACTTCCGGGGCCGGGCATACGCTGTGCCCATCGGGCTCAACCCGCAGGGCAACGACCACGCCAAGGCGCTGCTGACCTTCGCAGCGGAGCGGGGCAAGCCGATCCTCGACGCGCAGGGCGCTGGCTTCCTCGCCATCGACGGGGCCAACCGCTTCGGCTTCGACAAGGCCAGCCTCGACGACCGCATTGCGTGGGTGCAGGAGCGAGAGGACGCGATCAGGTACACGGCAGAGAACCCGTTCGGTGATCTGTGGTGGGCCGAGGCCGACGAGCCGTGGCGCTTCCTCGCGTGGTGCTTCGAGTACGCTGCGTTCCTCGATCACGGCTACGGCTACGTCACGACACTGCCTTGCAGCAGCGACGGTAGCTGTAACGGATTGCAGCACTTCAGTGCCATGCTCCGCGATCCGGTGGGTGGTGCTGCTGTCAACCTCGTGCCGCACGACAAGCCCGCCGACATCTACCAGCGGGTTGCTGATCGTGTGATCCAGAAGCTGCGCTCGCAGCAGGACGATTGGGTCGCTCGCGGCTGGCTCGACTTCGGCATCAACCGCAAGATCACCAAGCGGCCCGTGATGGTGCTGCCCTACGGTGGCACGTTCAAGTCCTGCATGGGCTACGTGAGAGACGCGGTCGTCGAGAAGATCGCAGGCGGTCAGGAGAACCCGTTCGGTGACGAGCTGGGCAAGCACGCTGCAACGCTGGCCCGCCATGTGTGGGACAGCATCGGCGACGTGGTCGTGGCTGCACGCGATGCGATGGACTGGCTTCAGTCCTGCGCACGTCTCACCTCGAAGCACGCCGAGCCGATCTCGTGGGTGGCACCGTCAGGCTTCCCGGCCTACCAGTGCTACATGGACGTGAGCGAGCGGCGGGTGAAGACCCGGCTGCAAGGCGCTCTGGTCTACCTCACCATCAACGAGGAGACCGACAAGATCGACGGGTCCCGGCAAGCGTTGGCAGTGTCGCCCAACTTCGTCCACTCGCTGGACGCGGCGGCGATGATGCTGACCATCGGGCTCTGTCTCGACAACGGTGTGGTCTCGTTCGCGATGATCCACGACAGCTACGGCACCGTCGCGCCCGACATGCCGATGCTTCAAGCCTGCCTGCGTCACGCCTTCGTGGACATGTACGAAGAGCACGACGTGCTGGCAGAGTTCCTCAACTCGCTCCCCGAAAAGGTGAGGGCGGATTGTCCCCAACTTCCACCACGGGGAACACTCAACATCCGAGAGGTGCTGAACTCCGACTTCTTTTTTGCCTAGTCACCTTCCATTCGTAGAATGTCTACGAATAGGTTGCGCGTCTGCTCCCCTAACGGTTTCCCTGAAAGGTTACCCTATGAAAGCTAAGCATTCCCTGACCATCCGCATGGGTGCTCCCAACTGGGACGCCACGCTCGCTGACGGTACGCGGTTCGACTTCCGCACCATGACCACCGACCAACGCAAGCGCTGGTACGGCGCGTTCATGTCGAGCGTCCGCAAGGTCTACCGCCGGGCATGACCCCGGACCCGGTCTCCACACACATCATCGCGTTCCTCGTCGGGCTGCTGCTCGGCCTCGGGGGTACGTCGTTCGCCGTCATCCGCGCAGCACTCAAGGACATCAGAGAACTCAGTGCCCAAGTTCAATCGCGACCTGATCAATAACGCATCCGCCGACCACGTCAGCCGTGCAGGCATCGACATCCTCGACCGGATGCAGAACCACCCGCAGCACATCCAGCCCATCGCGTTGGCCGCTGCGTTCCTCACCATCGCCGACCACCTCCGACTGCCTCCTCAGGACCTGTTCACCGTCACTCGCAACATGATGACGGAAGAAGAGAACATCGCGGAGTTCAAGGCGCTGCGCGACTACGTCAAGTACGAGATCGCCAATGCGTGATCGTGACCTCGACACCGCAATCCTGATGTGGCGCTCCGGTCGCCGCATCTCTCTCACCCTCGCAAACAAACTGATCGCCGCTGGTTACGACGTGACCCGGCTCGAAGCGCGCTACTGCGCATAAGGACAGAACTGAATGGCAAACAACAAGCGACCGCAGGCACCGAAGGGCGTCACGTTCAAGGGCAAGTACAAGTGGCCCAAGCTGAACGAGCCCGACTACGGCACCAAGGAATTCCCGAAGGAGAACGGTGAGTTCTCGGTGAAGCTGGTCGGCAAGGCTGACGATCCCGACGTGCAGGCGTTCCTCGCGAAGTGGCAGCCGCTGCACGACGAGGCGATCAAGCGGGCGCACGAAGAGTTCAAGGCGCTGCCCGTCGCCACCCGCAAGAAGCTGGAGAAGGTCTCCGTCAATCCGCTCTACACCGAGCTGTACGACGAAGAGACCGAGGAGCCGACCGGCGAGATCGAGATCAAGTTCGCCATGCAGTACAGCGGCGAATACAAGTCTGGTCCGAAGCAGGGCAAGAAGTGGTTCCGTCGTCCTGGCATCTTCGACGCACGCGGCAACGAGATGAAGCCTGCCCCGTCGATCTGGGGTGGCACCATCGGCCGCGTCTCGTTCGAGGTGGGCCTGAACAAGGAAGGTCTGCCCGGCTACTTCATCCCCGGCACCGGCGCTGCTGGCCTCACGCTGCGCCTCGCGGCTTGCCGCATCCTTGAGCTGGTGAGCGAAGGCTCGCGCGACGCTGCGTCCTACGGCTTCGGCGACGAGGAAGAGGGTTACGAGTACGACCCGACCACGGCCCAGTCGAAGGGCGACGACGCTGGTGGCGATGACACCGGCAGCGAGCAGGGCGCAGGCGATCAGTCGGGTGGCGAGAACCCCGACTTCTAAGCAGCGCGGAATGATCGAAGGCTACCGCAGCGGTCTTGAAGAGAAGGTCGCTGCGCAGCTTACCGCGCTGGAAGTCCCCGCTCACTACGAGCAGTACAAACTGAACTACGAAGTCCCGGCTCGCACGGCAACGTACACGCCGGACTTCATCCTGCCCAACGGGATCATCATCGAGACCAAGGGCCGGTTCGTGACTGAGGATCGGAAGAAGCACAAGCTGATCAAGCTGAGCCATCCCGACCTCGACATCAGGTTCGTCTTCTCCAACCCGAACACCATGATCGGGAAGAAGTCCAAGACGACCTACGGCGCATGGTGCGAGCAGCTCGGCTTCCAGTTCGCCAAGCTCTTCGTGCCGAAGGAGTGGCTCTACGAGCTGCCCTGCCCGAAGCGCCTCGCGGCCAACTCGGCTGCACTCTTCCACAAGAAGTGACGACCACGGGGGCGGGCAATCCCGCTCGCCCTCACTCTGCTTTTTAGCATCCAACATCTGGAAAGATCACACATGAACACCATCAAGGCTGGCGACATCGTCCGTGTCATCAAGGCGAAGGCGATCACCTCGCGACTGCAAGCGCTCATCGGCAAGGACGTTCGCGTCGCTGACGTGCGCGGCAACTACCTGCTGATCGACGGCATGCACGGCGGGCCGATCTACTACACCCGCTTCGAGAAGGTTGCCGGTGCCGACGAGATCAAGATCGGCAAGTACATCATCTCGCTCGAACGTGGCGGTGATCTGCTCCCGGCAGAGAAGCCGCGCACCTACAGCTCCGACGCACAGGCGCTGAAGGTTGCCGAGCAGATGGCCGCGAAGCATGGCGGCAAGTTCCTGATCTTCAAGGCCATCGGCGAATACGAGATGCCGGTCGCCAAGCCCACCTTCCGTTCGCTCTGAGGAGAACACCACACATGCTGAAGCGTATCCTCACTGCACTCGCCCTCGCTGGTTCGCTGGCTCTCGCAGCCTGTGACGACGCCAAGGTCGCCTCGCAGAACCTCTCGCGTGCTGCGGACAACTTCGAGATCAACCGCCGCATCGTGTTCTACAACGGCATCTCGGGCGAATACATGCTGACGATTGAGGGCCTGTGCTCTCAAGAGCCGCACGACAAGCGCCTCGCCGTGATCTGCAAGACGGGCCACGGTGAGTACAAGAAGCACTGGCTCGGGCTGAGCGACAACGTCACTTACTTCTCGGAGCAGATGGAGCCCGCCAAGGCGAGCGTCTACCACTACCGAGTGACGTTCAAGCCGTCCGTCATCCTCCCCTCCATCGACATTCGCTAACCCACCTTTTCAGGAACGATCACACATGACCAAGAACACCCGCAAAGATTTCCGCATCGTCGGCGAGAAGCCCCAGACCAACCTGCTGCTGGACCACTTCAGCGACAAGTCCTCGATCACCGCAGTTGAAGCGGCGGCGCTCTATCGCATCCGCTCGCTCAGCCGTCGCATCACGGACCTGTCGAAGGGCGGTCACCTGTTCTCGAAGCAGCACAGTGTGGACCCGACCGGCCAGCGCTACGTGCGCTACCACTACCTCGGTCTCCGTCAGCAGGCCATCGCCGCCTAACTGACCGTTGTCTGACGACAGCTACGCAGTCGCAAAGGAGCCGTGCCCAGCGTGCGGCTCCCGCGACAATCTAATCCGCTACTCGGACGGTCACGCCTACTGCTTCAGCGTTGGCTGCGAGCACTACGAGCATGGCGAGGACGAGGGCGAGAACGAACGCCCCAGCAAACCAGATCGGAGACCTGTGCTCGACATCATTGAGCCCGGCCAATTCATCGCGCTGACGAAGCGCGGACTATCCGAGGAAGCCTGCCGCCGTGCCGGTTACTCGGTCTCCTCCTACCACGGACAGGCCGTCCAAGTCGCGGCGATCAGGGACCCGGATACTGGCGCGATCAAGGGCCAGAAGCTCCGCTTCCCCAACAAAGACTTCAAGTATCTCGGCGAGGCGAAGGACGATCCGTTCTTCCTGCAACACCTCTGGAAGGATGGCGGCAAGCGCGTCGTCATCACCGAGGGCGAGATCGACGCCGTCACCGTCTATCAGGTGCAGCAGTTCAAGTGGCCCGTCGTGTCCATCACCAAGGGCATCAAGGGCGCGAAGAAGCAAATCCAGCAGAACCTCCTGTGGCTCAGCAAGTTCGACGAAGTCGTCTTGATGTTCGACATGGACGAGCCGGGCAGGGCGGGTGCCATCGAGTGCGCCACCGTGTTCAAGCCGGGTGTCTGCAAGATCGCGCACCTGTCCATGAAGGACCCGAACGAGCTGCACCTCGCAGGCAAGGACGACGAGATCGTCACCGCGATCTTCCAAGCCAAGTCGTATCGGCCGGACGGCATCGTCACCCTGTCGGACCTTCGCGAACGCATCCTCGCGGAGCCGGAGCAGGGCTTCCCATGGTGGGACGAGCGCCTGACCAAGATGACCTTCGGCCGCCGCCTCAGTGAAACCTACGCGTTCGGCGCAGGCACTGGCGTCGGCAAGACGGACTGGTTCACCGAGCAGATGATGTTCGACATGTCGAGGCTCAACGAGCCCATCGGCATCTTCGCTCTGGAGCAGCAGCCCGACGAGACCGGCAAGCGCCTCGCTGGCAAGTACGCTGGCAAGCGCTTCCACATCCCGAAGGAAGCGGGAGGCTGGAGCCAGGACGAACTGGTGTCAACGCTCGACGCCCTCGAAGCGTCAGGCAAGGTGTTCTTCTACGACAACTTCGGTGCCACCGACTGGGACGTGATCCAGTCCACCATTCGCTTCCTCGCCCACAGCGAGGGTGTGAAGCTGTTCTACCTCGACCACCTCACGGCGCTCGCCGCTGCTGAGGATGACGAGCTGGGTGCACTGAAGCGCATCATGTCGGAGATGGCCGCGCTCGCCAAAGAGCTGCGCGTCATCATCCACTTCATCTCGCATCTGTCCCGACCGAAGGAGGGCAAGCCTCACGAGGAAGGCGGGCGCGTGATGATCAAGCACTTCTACGGCTCGTCTGCCATCGGCTTCTGGTCGCACTTCATGTTCGGCCTTGAGCGTGACCAGCAGGCAGAGAACGAAGCGATGCGCGGCATCACCACGTTCCGCTGTCTGAAGGATCGCTACACCGGACAGGCTACCGGGCAGTGCGTCTTCTACAGCTACGACGAAGGTGTTGGTCGGTTGGTCCCTTGCGACAAGCCTGCCGAGCCCGACGACAATCCATTCAGCAAACCGGAAGGCGAGAACACTGACTTCTAACGACATCCATCCGCTTCGCGTTGGCGGCGGCCCCTTCGATCTCGTGGTCAAGCATGATCCACGTAGCGAGGTGTGCACCATCAGCGCGAGGCGGGGCGACGGCACCATCGCGTTCAGCTTCGCTGTCCCGTTCTTCAAGCTGGCCGAGTTCAGGCTGGCACTCGTTCCCAACACATAAGGATCACATGTCCGACAACGTAGTCGCCTTCTACAACGAGGATGACATCAAGGCTCACGTCACCGACACGTCGGATGGCGACACGCTGATCATCGTCGGCGTCGAGGGTGAGAAGGCATTCGTGTTGCCCGTCGCCCTGTTCATGCATGTGGTGCAGCTCGTCGATGACGCCTGCGCCAAGGCAGCAATCCTGATCCAAGAGAGTATGACGGCTACCAAGCATTGAGGTTTGACTTTGACTGCGAGACGGATGGGCTCCTCGAAGAGCTGACCGTCACCCACTCGCTGGTGCTCCGAGACATCGACAAGGGCACCGTCCACTCCTTCGCCGATCAACCGAACTATCCGAAGGTAGACGAGGGCGTCCGCGCACTGATGGACGCTGACTTCTCGTGCGGACACAACGTCATCAAGTTCGACATCCCTGCGCTGAAGAAGTGTTACCCGTGGTTCAAGCCACGCGGTGAGGTGCAGGACACACTCGTGTTGTCACGCCTGATCAAGGCGGACATCAAGGACGACGACTACCTGTTCCTGAAGAAGATGCAGAAGGCGGGCACGCCGCATCTCTTCCCGGCCAACCAGATCGGCAAGCACTCGCTTGAGAGCTGGGGCTACCGGCTCGGGGAATGGAAGGGCGACTACTCCGACGTTCGCAAGAAGCAGGCGAAGGCACTCGGCATCAAGGACAAGGCCGAGATCATGCGCTTCGTCTGGGGCTCGTGGAACAAGGAGATGCAGGACTACTGCGAGCAGGACGTGGCAGTCACGGCCAAGCTGCGGCAGTTCTTCTGGGACAAGCTGGCCCAAGGCTGGGGTGAGCACTGCGTCGAACTCGAACATGAGATCGCGTGGCTGATCGCCCGCCAGGAACAGTACGGCGTCGGCTTCGACGAGGAGCAGGCGGCGCGCTTCTACGCGCAACTGATCGGGCACCAGCAGCGGCTCGGCGACGAGTTGCAGAAGTCGTTCCCACCCAAGACCGTCGAGACCGTCTTCGTCCCGAAGGTCAACAACAAGAAGATGGGGTACGTGAAGGGCGAGCCGTTCATCAAGCGGCAAGTCGTTCCGTTCAACCCCAGCTCCCGGCAGCAGATCGCCGAGCGGCTTGAGGCACTGGGCTGGAAGCCCGACGCCTATGGCAAGGATGGTATCCCCACCGTCGATGACGAGGTGCTGTCTACGCTGAAGTTCCCTGAGGCATCCGTGCTGAAGGAATACTTCGTGATCGACAAGCGGCTCGGGGCGCTCGCCAACGGCAAGCAGGCGTGGCTGAAGAACTGCAAGGGTGGAGTGATCCATCCCGAGGTCATCACCAACGGCGCTGTGACCGGACGCATGACGCACCGCGTGGTCGTCAACGTGCCCGGCGAGGTGGACAAGAAGACAGGCGAGAAGCAGCTCTACGGTGGTGAATGCCGCGAGCTGTTCGTCCCGGTGAAGCGCGGCAACGTGCAAGTCGGGTGCGACGCTGACAGTCTCGAAGGTCGCGTCATGGGCCACTACATGGGCTTCTATGACGGCGGCGCTTACGCCACCTCTCTGCTGTACGGCAACAAGGCCGAGGGCACCGACAACCACAGCCGCACCGCCAAGGCGCTGGCCGAGTGGAAGTGCCACCGCGAGACTGCCAAGACCTACTTCTATGCGCTCGTCTACGGCGCGTTCGACGCCAAGCTCGGGGACATCCTCGGTGCCACTGGCGGCAAGAAGAACAAGGAGGCGGTCGGCAAGAAGTCTCGCACTGCGGTCATGAAGGGCATCCCCGGTCTCGACAAGCTGGTGGACGCTCTGACCAAGAAGGCCAAGAAGACCGGCTTCATCATGGGGCTCGATGGGCGCAAGCTCAGAGTGCGCAGCACCCACGCGATCTTGAACACGTTGTTCCAGAGCGCCGGGGCTGTGGTCATGAAGGAAGCCGCGATCATCCTCGACGTGGAGCTGTGCGGCGTGAAGCCAAGCGTGATCGGTCGCCTCGGTGTGGAAGCTGCAACGAAGCTGAAGCCCGGCACCGACTACGAGTTCATGCTGAACTACCACGACGAATGGCAGCTCGACGTGCCACCGCCGAACGTGGAGACGGTGAAGACCGCCGCCACCGAAAGCATCCGTCTCGCCGGAGACTTCTACAAGTTCAGATGCCCGCTCAAGGGCAACGCTGACGTTGGCAAGAACTGGCGCGACACGCACTGACCCTGACGGGTTCGTGTACATCCTGACCAACCCTGCATGGCCCAGTCACTGCAAGATCGGGAAGGCGCTCGACATGAAAGACCGCGTCAAGGTCTATCAGACGGGCTCGCCTTTCCGTGACTACAGAGTGGTCGCCTATGCGTTCTTCGCTGATCGCAAGGCGGCCGAGACCGACCTGCATGAGCAACTACGAGGACACCGCGTCGGCAAGACCGAGTGGTTCTTCGTGCACCCCGAGGACGCCAGCGCTGAGCTGCGTCGAATATCCCGACGATGGAGAAAGAGAAATGAGCGAGCAAGATCGCAACGCATGGACCGAAGCGCTCCGCAACAAGTACGGGATCGCGCAGCCCGAGACAGACGAAGGTGACGAATGAGGAAGTTCTTTAAGCAGATGTTCTGCTGGCACCGCTGGCAGACGAAACACGAGCCGTACATCCTCGAATGCAAGTGCGAGAAGTGCGGCGCTGAGCGAGTGATCTATTGCGTATGAGAAAGAAGATCGAAGACAAGATCATCTTCCACAACAAGGCGAAGGTGATCGCAGCCTCGCTCGCCAAGCGATACCTGGCACTTCACGATTTCAACGAAGCGGCCCGGTGGTCCGATGCGGCTAAGGCCCATCGGTTCGCCGCCGAGGTGCTGAAGGAAATCATCGGCCAGTGAGAGAGAAGCTCGTCATCCTACTCGACGGGGACATCTTCGCCTACAAGGCAGCGTGCGTGAACCAAGAGGACATTGATCTCGGCGACGGGATCAAGAACTCCAAGACCGATGCGAGGCAAGCCGAGCGTGATGTGGAGAGCCTGATCGATGGCATCATGATCACACTCGCGGACGCCTCGCCGAAGGCAGCGGTTGACCTGCATGTGTGCCTGACCGGACCCCTGCAAGAGATCAGCGGTCGCAACTTCCGCAAGGAGCTGTACGCCGACTACAAGGGCAACCGCGATCCCGACCGCAAGCCGATCCTCCTGCCGCGCGTCAAGGAGCACATCCGCGAGATGTACTCCACCAAGATCAAGGACGGCATCGAGGCTGACGACGTGCTCGGCATCCTCATGACGCACCCGACGCTGATGCCCGGCAAGAAGGTCTGCGTCTCCACCGACAAAGACCTCCTGCAAATCCCCGGCCGCCACTTCAATCCCGACAAGGATGTGAAGCGCATGGTGACCGAGGCGCAGGGCGACTACTGGTTCATGTACCAGACACTCGTCGGCGATCAGGTGGACAACTACCCCGGCTGTCGAGGCATCGGCCCGGTGAAGGCCGAGAAGATACTCAACGGCAAACCGACCGTGGCCCTGATGTGGCCCGAGGTGGTGGACGCATTCGTGAAGAAGGGCGGCACGCCCGACGACGCGCTCGTGCAGGCACGCTGCGCTCGCATGCTCCGACACACCGACTACAACTTCAAAGCAAAGGAACCCATCCTGTGGACGCCGCCACACTAAGCAAGGTGCTCGACGTGGTCGCCACCACGCGCAGCACGATCCCCGCAGGGCAGGGGCAGGGCGCTGCAATCATGCAGGCCGACATCATCCGCCACCTCCGCGAAGCCTTCGGCCAGCGGCCCGGCTACGACCCACGCTGCTGCCACCGCACGGTGATCCAGCGCTGCCCCGGTTGCCCCTACGACATCGACGAAACACCACCCAGCAAGGACTGATGAAAGCCAAGACCAAGCCTGCCCCTGCCGCCACCGCCGATGTGGTCGTTCGCCCCAGCCACTACACCCGCTGGGCCATCCAGCCGCTCACCTTCATCCAACGCAACAAGATGGAGTTCTGGCGCGGCAACATCCTGAAGTACGTCTGCCGTGCTGGCTCGAAGCTGTACGACGGCATGGACGAAGTCCAGTCCGAGATCACCGATCTGCGCAAGGCCATCCGATACGCCGAGGTGCGGATCAACGAACTGAATGGAGACACCGAGCTTTGAACCCATTCCGCGACGACCCCATCATCAATGCCAGGAAGGCCGTGCGTGACGCGCTCGCGGCCCTGACTGCCAAGCCCGGCCCCAATGCTGCCCTCGCTCTCCAGCGGGCGCAGCGGCACTGGCAGGCGGCCAAGCGACTGGAGGCTGTCTGATGGCGCGGCTCAACCGGAACCCACAGGGCGAGGAGGCGGGCGACAATAAGGTTGCCCGTCTGCCCAATGAAACTGCCCCCGAGGCTCCCTTACCGGATGTCTCGGTGGCCCTCATCAACCACCTGAACAGGCTCTTCCCCAACACCCTACCTCCTGTGGGCTCCCCCTACAGTGATCTGGAGAGGGCATGGGGCAGGCGCGAGGTGATCGAGCACCTGATCAGGATCAAGGATCAGATCGAAGAAGAGAACCATGTGCTTCGGCGGCGGATCATCTCCTCCTCCAGCCCAGACGCCGGCACCACCGCCGCCGCCTCCGGCTGACCATCCCAGCGCTCCCGTCTACAACGAGAGCAACACTGACGCGAAGGACGCGAAGAGCTACGTCGAGAACTCTCGGCGCGGTCGCAGCGCGCTCCTGATCAAGCGTAGCTCCACTTCCAGCTCGGCCAGCGAAAGCGGCCTGAACATCCCCACCTAATGTGTAGTGGTGGTGGTGGCGGGGAATCGTTCACATCGAACGCTGCCCGCAACTCAGGCCCCGTGTTCGCAGCGATGGGCGTTGGCGGCGACAGCGGCGGCACCTCAGTTGACCCGGCAGCGGGCGGCAAGGCAGCAGCAGCGGCACCGACGACGGCCCCGAACAGCGACGGCACAGCGTCCGAGCAGGCTGGCAAGCAATCATCCCTCCTGATCACCCGCAATAGGAAGCGTGCCAGCGGCACCGCATCCGTGCCCGGTGGTGGGAGCGGCCTCAACATCCCAACGTAAGGAGCGCACACATGTGCTTAGGAGGCGGCGGCGGATCATCCGCGCCAGCAACCACTCCGCTTCCTACACAGGCAGCGACGAACGACGGTAACGGTCAGGCGGCCATCGACAAGGCACCGACCGAGACGACCGTTGATACACCCTCGACGGACACCGGCCCGACTGATCCTGGCACCTCCTCGTTGCGCATCAAGCGCAGCAAGGGTGGCAAGGGCACGAGCGATACGGGCACTGGCCTGAACATTCCGACTTAATGTCCGAACCCGTCACGGGGACGGCAAAGTCGCGCTACTCACAACTCGAAGCGAACCGCCTCCCGTTCCTACAGCGGGCTCGAGATTGCGCGACACTGACTGTCCCTTACCTGATGCCGCCCGAAGGCATGTCTCCCGGCATGACCTTGCCGACCCCCTACCAATCACTCGGGGCTCGCGGCATCAGGACCCTCTCAGCGAAGCTACTGCTGAGCCTCTTCCCACCCAACACCACCTTCTTCAAGTACAGCCTCGACGACTTCCTGATCCAGAAACTCACTGGCAAGGAAGACATGCGCGGCGAGATCGAGAAGGCTCTCAGCTCGCGTGAACGCGCGACGCTCGACGAGATGGAGGGCGCACAGACGAGGCTCGTGGCGAGCATCGCTCTGCAACACCTCTTGGTGTCCGGCAACTTCCTCGTTCACATTCCCCAAGCGGGACGTGCTCGTGGCTTCCGTCTCGACCAGTTCGTGGTCAAGCGCGATGCCTCTGGCAATGTCCTCGAAGTGGTTGTGAAGGAGATGGTGTCTCCGACCGTGCTGCCGCAAGAAGTGGCCGACGCCGTCAAGGCTGAAGCTGCGAAGAAGGCTGGCGCGGGCAACGAAGACAAGAGCGCCGAACTCTACACGCACATCATCCGTCAGAGCGACGGCTGGATCGTGTATCAGGAGAGCGGTGGTCTCAAGATCGCCAGCACCGAAGGCACGTATCCTCTGGATCGCTGCCCGTGGCTCGTCCTGCGTCTCGCAACGCAGCCCGGCGAAGACTACGGCCGGTCGTATGTCGAGGAGTTCCTCGGCGATCTGGACAGCCTTGAAGGTCTGTCTGAGACGCTAGTCGAAGGCTCCGCAGCAGCAGCCCGTATCGTCTTCCTCGTCAAGCCCAACGGCGTCACTCAGGTGAAGGTCGTGAGTAAGGCGAAGAACGGTGACGTTGCTGTCGGTAACGCCGAAGACGTGACCGTGATCCAAGCGCAGAAGCAGGCCGACCTCGGTGTCGCGCAGAAGCAGGCGCAGGAGATCGCACAGCGTCTCGCTTACGCATTCATGCTCAACACCGCCATCCAGCGGTCGGCCGAGCGTGTCACTGCGGAAGAGATCAAGTACATGGCGCAGGAACTCGACGATGCCCTCGGTGGCATGTACGCGCTCCTCTCTGCCGAATTCCAGCTCCCTGTCGTGCTCCTCTTCGAGGACCGCATGGAGCGCTCGCATCAGGTCCCCTCGCTCCCCAAGGGTGTCGTCAAGCCGACGATCACCACCGGCATGGCCGCCATCGGGCGAGGCATCGATCTGCGCAACCTCCGTGCATTCACGGCGGACATCGTTCAGACGCTCGGCCCCGAGATCGCCTTCCGGTATCTCCAGCCGACTGAATACATCAAGCGTGCCGCTGCCGCCTACGGCATCGACACAGGTGGGCTCGTGAAGCCCGACGATGTCATCGCTCAAGAAGAGCAGATGGCGAAACTCGAAGCGCTCGTTCAGAACCTCGGCCCGCAGGCCCTCCAGCAATTGGGAGGCATGGGCAAGGAGGTCGTGAAGGGCGCAGTCCAACAAGGTGCAAATGACCAAAGCAACTCCAACGGCTAAGGCCGAAGTTGCGGTCGTCGCAGAAGCCCCCTCGGTGAAGATCGAGGAGGGCACTGTTGACGCCGCTACCGTGAACAAGATCGCCGAGCCGAAGAAAGTCTCGGAAGATACCTTCGGCAACAAGATCGAAGAGCTTTAATGAGCACTGCATCCGTCTCGTTCCAGCAGGCCCCGACCGGCGCTGAGGCTCCGGCGTCGGACCCGACCAAGGACATCAATGCGCAAGCAACGAACCCCACCGGTGCTGGTGACGGGACCAATCCCGCTCGGCCCGAGTGGCTCCCCCAGAACTTCAACACCGTCGAAGACTTCGTCAAGTCCAGCAACGACGCCCGCGCAGAACTCACCCGCACGCAGCAAGAGCTTGCGAAGCTCCGCAAACCCAGCGGCAGTGAAGCGCCCGCCCAAGGGGCAGAGGGGACTGCGCAGACCGAGACCGAGCGAGCCGCCAGCGACGCAGTAGCGAACGCGGGCCTCGACGTTTCGTCCTGGCAGGCTGAGTTCAACGAAACCCGTGACGTGTCCGAAGATGGCCGTGCCAAGATCGCCAAGGCGCTCGAAGGCCAGTTCGGCAAGGACGCTCGCACTCTGGTCGATGACTTCATCGAAGGCCAGAAGATGCGGGTCGCCAATGTCGAGAACCAAGTCCATCAGGTCGCGGGCGGCAAGGACCAGTACAACGCGATGCTGTCGTGGGCGGGTGCCAACCTGTCCGACAAGGAAGTTGCGGCGTACAACAACGTCATGGGCTCCGGCGACTTCAACGCGATGTCGCTCGCAGTCGATGGCCTCAAGTCCCGCTTCGTCAAGGCGAAGGGCTCCAACCCGAGCCTGCTCTCCGGCGACGGCAGCATCGGCAATAGTGCGGCGGGCTTCGGCTCGACGTTCGAGATGACCGCTGCGATGAAGGACCCGCGCTACGCGAAGGACCCCGTCTATCGCAAGTCGGTCGAACAGCGAGCAATGCGCTCGAACTTCTGATGGCTAAGGCTCCCACCTTCGAGGAGCGCAAGGCCCACTACGAAGCACAGTGGTCCATCATGAAGGTGTCCCAATCACGGGTCGCCTCGGTGGACCGCAGTGCGCGGCTCGCTATCTCGAACAAGTCCCGATATGAAACCGTGGCACGGGCAACCAACGTGCCGTGGTGGATCATCGCAATCATCCACATGCGCGAAGCCTCGGGGCGCTTCGACGGCATCCTACACAACGGCGAGAAGATCATCGGCACCGGTCGCAAGACCACCCTCGTGCCTGCTGGTCGTGGCCCGTTCAAGTCGTGGGAAGAGGCCGCAATCGACGCCCTCAACATGAAGGCGCTCGGCAAGATCAAGTCGTGGCCCATCGCCCGTGTCTGCTACGAAGTCGAAGCCTACAACGGCTGGGGCTACTGGTGGCGCGGCGACAAGTCCTCGGCCTACCTCTGGGCGGGCACCAGCATCGACGGTGGCGGCAAGTACGTCGCTGACCACGTCTGGGACGCCAAGGCTCAAGATCAGCAGAACGGCGCAATGGCCGTCCTCTCGCGCATCCTCGAATTGGACCCCACAGTTGCGAAAGCAATCCCTGACGCTTCTCGTCCTGGCACTCCTAGCCAGCCAACCCCGACCACGCCCGCACCCGCATCCGGCTCCGGCTTTGATCCGCAGCGTCTGATCGGCGGGCTGCTCAACGTGATCTTCAAGATCATCCAGTCCATCTTCAAACGAAAGGGCTAACATGTTCCAACGCCTCCGGCAGTGGTGCATGGAGCTGCCTCTCTTCCGCATCGGCACCGTGCTCGTCGCACTCAGTGCCATGGTGGAGGGGCTCGACGCCCTCGGTGGCATCGACATCGAATCGCTCGTCCCCGCCAGCCATGATGCTGCGCGGGTCGTGGCGGCCATCGGTGTCGTCAAGATTGCCCTGAGGGGTCTGCTCGTTGTCGTGGCGGCACTCCAGCCGAAGGACGCGTCCGAGTGACGTGGCTCTTCAGTTGGCTGCTCAAGCTCTTCTCAAGCGATGTCATCAACAGCGTGGCGCGCTATCTGGAGAAGCAAGCCGACACCACGGCCATCATGCACGGCCAAGACACTACGGCGGCGACACAGGTCGTCGTCGCACAGATGCAAGCCGAGATCGCAGCCCGCGCAGAGCAGGCGAATTTCTCCTCGCGTCACGACAAGCTCGTGGCGTGGATTGCATCGGCGTTCATCCTGCACATCTGGATGGGCGTCCTCGACGCATGCTTCCATCTCAATTGGAAGATCGGCGTCCTGCCCGCACCATTCGATGAATGGGAAGGGCCGATCATACTGTCCTTCTTCATCGTCACTCCGGCTGCATCGCTGGCGAAGACGGTGATTGCGAAGGTCTGGAAGTAACATGGCCGGAGCCACTGCTTAGCACGCTCCGGTCCTCTTCTCTCCATGTGGAAAGCAACGTGCCCCTTCTTAGGGGGCGTTCAAGGTCCAAGACCACCGAACATCACGAGACCTATTGGCTCGCCAGCAGTCATCTGCGGGTGCCTGCGAGGCGAATAACCTCGTGCGTTTCAGATGTCGGGTTCGAGGCCAATCCTCAAATCCACACTGGAGACTACAATGACCGACACGATTGTGTCACGTACCGGCCAAGTCAACCATTCGGGCGACGCACTGGCCCTCTTCCTCAAGGTGTTCTCGGGCGAAGTCCTCACCGAGTTCGAGCGCACCACGCTGTTCACGGACAAGCACTTCATCCGTGCGATCACCAGCGGCAAGTCCGCTCAGTTCCCGTTGATCGGTAAGGCGTCCAGCCGTTACCATACGCCGGGTCAGTGGATCGATGGCACCGTCATCGACCACGCTGAGAAGGTCATCGCAATCGACGATCTGCTGATCGCCGATACCTTCATCGCCAACATCGACGAAGCGATGAACCACTACGACGTTCGCGGTCCCTACTCGCAGGAGCTGGGTCGTGAGCTGGCGCAGGCGTTCGACACCAACGTCGCCCGCGTGATGGCTCTCGCAGCCCGCGCGTCCAACCCGCTGAACGGTCGCCCCGGTGGCACCCGCATCAGCAACGTCAACATGGACACGGACAAGGATGTGCTCCGCACGTCGATCTTCTCCGCTGCCCAGAAGCTGGACGAGAAGAACGTCCCGGCTGAAGACCGCACCGCGTTCTTCCGTCCGGCTCAGTTCTACATCATGGCCCAGGACACCACGCTGGTGAACAAGTTCTACGGCGAGACCGGTGGCGACCTCGGCAAGGGTTCGCTGAACACCGTCGCTGGCTTCCCGATCGTGAAGTCGAACAACGTTCCGGGCGCGGACGACACCGCGAACACCGCCGTTCACACGAAGTATCGTGCGGACTTCAGCAAGACCGTTGGCATCATCTCCCACAAGATGGCCGCTGGCACCGTCAAGCTGATGGACCTCGCGATGGACGCTCAGTACGAGCCCCGCCGTCAGGGCACCTTCATGGTCGCCAAGTACGCGGTCGGCCACGACTGGCTGCGCCCCGAGTGCGCGGTCGAACTCTACAAGGGCTAATCGCTCTTGCACCCCCGCCGGGGACCTTCGGGTCCTCGGCTTTTTTTCATTCTAGGGACACCAATGGACACCACTGCGCTCGCTCCAATGACGGAGCTTGAGGCCATCAACGATATGCTCTCACTGATCTCCGAGAGCCCGGTGGCCTCCCTTGACGAAGCCTCGCGCGTTGCCGACGCACAGATCGCGATGCAGATACTGCGGCGTGAGAACCGCACCGTTCAGACCCACGGCTGGGACTGGAACACCGAGGAGAACCTGACGCTGTCACCCGATCTGGACGGCAACATCATCCTCCCGAAGAACACCATCAAGGTCGATCCGACCGACCAGCAGCTCGACTACGTGATCCGTGGCGGCAGGCTGTGGGATCGCAAGAACAAGACCTTCACCATCGGCAAGAAGGTCGCCCTCACGATCACCTTCGTGCACCCGTTCGATGAACTGCCGGAGACCGCGCGTCGATACATCTCGATGGCCGCTGGTCGGAAGTTCGAGAACCGCACCATCGGTGACGGCAACAGCCACCAGATCAATGAACTCGACGTGCTGAAGGCGTGGTCGATCCTCCTGCAAGAGGAGTGCGACAACACCGAGAGCAACGTCCTCCAGTCCAACACCGTGCGCCGCATCGCGCATGGCCGCTTCAGGTAATGACCAAGCCCGTTTCAGGTACTCTCCCCAACCTCGTCAACGGCGTATCCCAGCAGGCTCCAGCGCTCCGACTGCCCACGCAGGCCGAGAGCCAAGAGAACTACTACTCGACCATCGTCGAGGGCCTGAAGGATCGCCCACCGACTGAGCACATCGCGAAGATACTCGACACGCTCCCGCCCAAGGTCTTCACGCACATCATCAACCGCGACATCAACGAGAAGTATCTCGTCGTGTTCGACCCGGAAGATGGCATCCTGCGTGTGTTCGACTTCGAGGGTGAGGAGAGGGAGGTCTTCTATCCGCGAGGCTTCAGCTACATCGACGGCGCAGACGCCTCGACGCTCCGTGGCATCACGGTCGCGGACTACACCTTCATCACCAACACCACCGTCACGACGGCGATGGATGCCACCGAAGTCTTCCCGAAGCGGAAGCCTGAGGCACTCGTCAACGTCCTCGCTGGCAACTACGGCAAGACCTACGCGATCTACATCAACGGTGTGGTCGCTGCGAAGTACGAGACGCCGGACGGCGACCAAGCCTCCGAGGCGGCGTACATCGACACGGTCTTCATCGCGGCGCAGCTCGACGCGGCGCTACAGGCCAACGGCTTCAACTCTGGCGGCTGGCACTCGAACCGCTACCAGAACGCCATCCACATCTTCCATGAGCTGGGCGTCCAGTTCAACATCGAGGTGCAGGACGGCTACAACGGCAACGCCATGAAGGCGGCGAAGGGGCGCGTGCAGCGCTTCTCCGATCTGCCGATGTTCGGCCCTGACGGCTTCGTCACTGAGGTGATCGGCGACAAGGGCACCAAGGGCGACAACTACTTCGTCCAGTTCCAGAAGGGCATCGACGGCCCCGGCGTCTGGAAGGAATGCCCGAAGCCCGGCGAGAAGCTGTACATCAAGGCGGCCACGATGCCGCACGCTCTGATCTCTGAGGCGGACGGTACGTTCACCTTCGACGAGATCGAGTGGGACCCGCGTAAGTGCGGCGACAGCATCGACCATCCCGACCCGTCGTTCATCGGCGACTACATCGAAGACGTGTTCTTCCATCGCAACCGGCTCGGCTTCCTGTCGGGCGAGAACGCGATCATGTCGCGCAACGGCTCGTTCTTCGACTTCTACCGCACGACCGCGACCGCAGTGCTCGACGACGATCCCATCGACGTTGGCGCATCGCACGTCAAGGTCTCGCTGCTGAAGCACGCCGTGCCCTATCAGGACCAGCTCGTGCTCTTCTCGGAGCAGACGCAGTTCTCCCTCGGGGGCGGCGACTTGCTCACGCCGAAGACGGTCTCGATCAAACCGCAGACCGAGTACGTGTGCGACGGCAACGTCCGCCCGGTCGGCCTCGGCCAGTCGATCTTCTTCGCGGCCCGGCGAGGGGACTTCATGTCCCTCTGGGAGTACACCGTGGACAAGACTTCGCAGACCGCAGCGGCCTCGGAGATCACGGCGCACGTCCCGGCCTATGTGCCGAAGGGCGCGTACAAGATGGCAGGCACCTCGAACGAGAGTGTCCTGGCAATGCTGTGCCGCTCGGACCCGACGCGCGTCTACCTGTACCGCTACTACGTCTCGACCGACGGGCAGCGGCTGCAAGCTGCGTGGCAGCGCTGGTCGCTTCCGGGCAACCCCGAGCTGCTCAACATCGAGTTCATCGAGAGCGACCTGTACGTCGTCTGCAAGCGCGAGGACGGTGTGTATCTTGAGAAGATCAGGATGCAGCCCAACGCGTTCGACGAGGGGCTGGGCTTCCTCGTGCACCTCGACCGGCGCATCCACACGGATGACCTTCCGGCCCCGGTGTACAGCCCGACCTACAACTACACGGTCTACTCGCTGCCCTACATGCCGTCCGAGAACATCACGGCGGTCACCTCGCCCGGAGGCTCCACGCTCCCGGCCATCGAGCTGCCCGTCGCTGTGATCAGCACTGGCGGACTTCAGGTTGCCCTTCGGGGCGACACGAGGACAGCGAAGGTGTGGTTCGGCGAACCCTACGAGCGGCGCTATCGCTTCTCGCGGTTCTTCCTCCGGCAGCAGTCGGCGAACGGCGGCACCACTGCGGTGCAGTCCGGCCGCTTGCAGCTCAAGCAGATGACGCTCGCCTACAACAACTCGGCATACTTCCGTGTCGAGGTCACCCCTGAGGGGCGCTCCATGTACGCCTACGACTTCACTGGACGCACCTTGGGAGACGCCAACAACATCCTCGGCCACATCCCGCTCCGGGCTGGCAAGTTCAACGTGCCACTCCTGTCCCGCAACGACAGGGTCACCATCGATCTTGTCTCGGACAGTTGGATGCCATCGGCATTCATCAACGCGGAATGGACGGGGGTACACAACGAGAAGGCAAGAGACCTTTAGTGGAAGGCTATGTGCAACGCGCGACCCTTGAGGACGTGACGTTCATCGCCAAGAACCTGAGGCAGGCAGATCGCATGGAGTGCGACGCTACGCTGGCAATGCCACCGGAGTGGTGCCTGCCTCAGTCCGTGGGGGCCGGTCGGGACGTGTGGACATTCCACGCACCCGGCGGGCTTCCCATCGGCGTGTTCGGCGCAGACCCAACATCAATCCCCGAAGTCGCCATCGTATGGATGGTCTCGACTGGAGAGATCAAGAAGCACACCCGCGAGTTTCTCACGAAGTGTGTTCCCGTCATCGACGGGCTCAACGATCAATACCCGATCATCACCAACATGGTGGATGCGCGGAACACCCTACATCATCGCTGGCTCAAGTGGCTCGGCTTCTCCTTCCTTCGCCGGATCGAGCATTGGGGTGCGCGTAGCGTCCCCTTCTACGAATTCGCAAGGATGAAACAAACATGTGCGTAATGGCCCTTGGAGCGCTCGCTCCGATCTTGGGCATGATCAGCAGCATCGGTTCTGCGGTTGTCGGCTACGCCGCCCAGCAGAAGGCGGCTGACGAGCAGAACGCCCACTACGCTGCGAATGCTCGCGCTGCTCAGATGGCTGCTGTGAACCAGTATGCCAACGAGCAGAACGCGATTGTCCAGAAGCGCAACGCGGCGGGCCAGCAGGTCGAAGAGACCCACATCGCGGCCATGAAGGCGCGAGGCACTGCGTGGGCTGCGGCAGGCGAGGCAGGCGTGACCGGCCTCTCTGTCGATGCACTGATCGACGACTACTACGGTCGCGAAGGTCGCCGCGTGGACAGCATCGACCAGAACTACGAGATGGACCGCGACTACATGCGGGCTCAGATGGAAAGCACCCGCGCTCAAGCTGAGCAGCGGATCAACAGCGTGCGGCAGGCCAGTCAGCCGTCGTTCGCAGACGCCGCTATTCGCATCGTCGGCGGCATCGCTGGCGGCATGGGTCAGATGGCCAAGGCAAACATCGGAACGCAGGAGTTCGCATACTAATGGCAAAGGGACGAGTTCAGGCCCCCGACATTGAGGGGCCGGTCGCTCTACAACCCCCGCCGTTGCCGGGCGACACCTTCACTGGTGCGCCGCAGGCACCGATCAACACCGACCTGACGCGCATCGCTGACGCGCTCAGCTCCTTCAACACATCCCTCCAGAGCTTCGGCTCGGCCGCCATGGCTGCGCAGAAGAAGCAGCAGGCCGAGATCGAGGGCGCTCGCGCGAACAAGCTGATCATGGGCATGTCCCGTGACGAGGCAATCGAGCGGGTGCAGAACGGCACCATGCCGAACTTCGCCGACCCGTTCGCCCGTGCGATGGTCGAGAAGAACGCCGGTCAGGCTTATGGCGAGCGCGTCATCGCTGGCATCCAGCATCAGATCAAGACGGGTCAGATCGACCTGTCGGCTGACGGCCCCGGCACGAACATTGAGGACGTGATCACCAAGGCCGCGAATGACGACATCCAGTCCATGCCGGAGCACTTCCAGCGCTCCAAGGCTGGCATGGCCGGTTACTCTCAGCGCATCGAGAGTGCCCGTGACGCGCTCATGAAGGCGCAGCTCGATCAGCGCTCCGCTGCGTTCACGCGCAAGCAGGAAGGTGTCGCCTACGATCAGTTCAGCAAGATGTTCGAGACGACGACCGGCGAACCGGCAGAGGCAACTCAGGCCAAGGTGCGGGGCGTCTACCTCGACCTCGGCAACAGCAAGTTCCTCCGCAACGACCAGCTCGACCAGCAGCTCATCAACGTGCTGCGCAACCGCGCCTCCGATCCCAACTCGGTCGAGGCCGTGGTGCACGCGCTCGGCGTTGATCGCGTCGGCAAGGACGGCGAGAAGATACCGGCCCTCGGCGCGAACCCTCGCTACGTGCAGGACGTGCAGCAGATCAGGGACACGGCTCGCGCCACGCTGACGAAGAAGTACGACGACACGATGGAGACGCAGGCCGTCGCCAACGTGAAGTCTGCGATGGAGCGCCAGGACGGCTCGCTGTGGTCCATGAACAACGCCACGTACAAGAACCCGTATGATCGCCTCAACGGCGACCGCACGATCAACGTGGACAAGGTCAAGCAGTCGGCGGTCAATGACTGGCTGTCGTGGAGCAAGCAGCTCGCTGGCTCGCGGCAGGAGACGCCCGACCTTCAGTTCGACCGCGAGTGGTCTGTCCTCACCGCCAACAACATCGCCAACCCGGCGTGGAAGGAAATGCTCACGGGTCCGCCCAAGGCATTCGCCAACCCGCAGGCTCTGACCAACCCGGTCACCCGCACGGCAGCGATGGCGGCTGGCGAGAAGTTCATGCAGATGGACGCGGCCAACCATCCCTACGTGAAGAACACGCTGGGCTTGGACGGCAACACGATGGACTTCTATCAGGTCTACGCAGCGGCCCGGCAGCAGCTCGGCAAGACGAGCGACGAGGCCCTCGACATGGCCGCCTCCGCGATCCGCACACCGGACAACGAGAACGATCTGGCCGTCCGCGCACAGCGGGCCAAGGACGTTGAGGCCAAGGTGAAGTCGATGGACTTCGGCTCGGGCTGGACGAGCTACATCCCGTTCGTCAACAGCGACGCCAAGAATGCTGGCGCGGTGCAGAAGCGCGTCCTCGACGTGGCGACCCTGTACACCCGCATCCCCGGCATGAACCTCGACGACGCCGTCAAGGCCGCAGTGGAGACCGTGCAGAAGCGCTCGGTCTACATCAACGGTCACGTCGTGTCCGACAACGGCTGGCTTCCCCCGGCGCAGTTCAAGGGCAACATCGAAGGTGCGTTGGAGAACTTCCACAAGCAGTACGGCGACGCGAACCATGTGTCCAAGCCGACCGACCTGTCCATCGAACCGATGGGCGGCGGCGTCTTCAGGATCATCGACGCGACGCAGGAGGGCGGCAAGCCGCTCTACGCGCGTGACGCCAACGGTCGCACGGTGCCCGCGACGATCTCGATGCCCATGCTCCTCGGCTTGCAGAAGCAGAAGGACGAGGCGGCAGCGGTGACCCGTCAGGAGACCCAGACCAAGAACCGTGATGCCGCTGTCGAGGCCGAGAAGGATCGACTGCGCAACACACCCGACCGCTTCCTCTCGCCAGCCAAGCGCGAAGAGAAGCGAGCCCTCGGACCCGGCCAGCCCGGCATGACGACGGGACCGGCGCTGTCACCCCAAGTGGTGATGCCGCGCTCGATCACCGAAGCAGTGCCGCCGCAGGCATTCGAGGACTTCTTCAAGAAGCTGCTGAACCCCGGCAATCCACGCACGGGTGGACGCAAGTAACCATTAGCAGGCGAGGGGGAGCTGAGGCTCCTCCTGCGCCCATTAGGAACCATACATGGACGACATGATGATGCTGGACGGATGGATGCCCGAGGGTGCCTCCGCTCTGCCACCCACTCCGCTTGTGCAGCCCGAGCCGACCCCCGACGCTGTCGTGGTCGCGCCCGAAGCTGACCCGGCTATCGCCAAGGGCCTCGAAACGCCCGCGCCCGCGCCTCAGGTGGAAGCGCCGAAGGCCAGCGAGCAACAGGTGATGCCGACGCTGACGACCTCTGTGCAGCGGCTCACGCCGTTCCTGGCACAGGGCAAGGACATCTCGCACCTCGACGGAATGGAAGACACGCTGGCCGACAGGCTGGCGCGGCTCATCTCCGAAGCCCCGCAGGATATTCGCGACGGGCTCAAGATCAATTCAGGTTACCGCTCGATCCAGCGGCAGACCGAAATCTATAGGGCCGCCGTTGCCAAGTACGGCTCCGAGGAAGCAGCCCGTAAGTGGGCAGCTCCTCCCGGCCGCTCGAACCACAACCACGGTCGCGCTGCCGACCTCGGCTACGGCAACGATGCGGTGCGTTCCTACGTGCATGCGAACGCCTCCCGCTACGGCCTGTCGTTCCCCATGGCGCACGAGCCGTGGCACATCGAGACCGCTGAGGCTCGCTCCGGCGCGAAGCCTGTCAGTGTCCCCTCGGACATCAAGGGCTACATCGAAGACGCCGCGCAGCGTGCCGGTGTCCCGACCCACGTCATGATGGCTACGGCCAAGCAGGAGAGCGACTTCGGCCGCAACCTGCGCAACGAGAAGGGCTCCGCGAAGGGTCTCTTCCAGTTCATCGACGGGACGTGGAACGAGGTCATCAACAAGTACGGCCCGATCTACGGCCTGCCGACGACGACCTCCGTCAACGACAATCGCGCGAACGCCTTCATGGCGGCCGAGTACATGCGGCAGAACAACAAGCTGTTCGAGAAGCAGATGGGCCGCGCTCCCAAGGATGGCGAGATGTACATCTCCCACTTCATGGGCGGGCAGGGCGGCGTCAACTTCGTGAAGGCGTATGAGAGCCAGCCCGACGCGGTGGCAGCTCAGCTCTTCCCGAAGGAAGCCGCGCAGAACTACAACATCTTCTACGACAAGAAGACCGGCCAGCCGCGCAGCGTCGCTCAGGTCTACAGCAAGCTGTCCGCCTACGTGGACGGCAACAGCGACTACGCCAGCGCCCCGGCAGCGAACCTCGACTTCGGTGCGCAGCGCACGTCGGCAGAGATCAAGCCCGTCGTCTCCAACGTGACGCAGGGCGAGATCATGACGGCGAACGAGCAGGCGGCGAAGCGCGAACGCGAAGCGCCGTGGTATCAATCGACGGCCGACGCGATCAGCCAGTCCTCGATCACCTACCGGCTCTTGCAGAACAACCCGCACTTCCAGCCGGACGCCAGCTTCGTGCTGACGCCGGAGATACAGAAGGCACTCACGACGGAGTACCAGCTCGCCCCCGAGATGGTGAACCGTCTGGAGAGCGCGGTGTCTGCGAAGCACGCCACCTACATCGCCCAGCAGGCTCAGCGTGACCAAGTCGCGCAGCAGCGTCTCGCTGATGCAGGGTGGACGGGCACGGCCCTCCAGATCGCCACGACGTTGCTCGACCCGATCTCCCTCGGTGTCGGCGTTGCGTCCGGTGGCCTCGGCGATCTCGCTGCTGTTGCAGTGGGCGCAGGCCGGGCAGGGCGCGTTGCCATGCAGGCAGGCGCTGGCGCTGCGGCGAACGTCGGCCTTGAGCTGGCAGAGCGGCGTCTCGACATGTCCGGCGAAGAGCACAGCTTGCTCATGACGGCGGCGGTCGGCGCACTATTCGGCGGCAGCTACGGTCTGATCTCGCGCAACCCGGCGACGCTGGAGGAAGCGCAGCGGCTGGCGAACCTCGGCCAGTCCCTCAAGGCTGAGCTACAGGGCACGACGGCGCACACCAACCCCAACTCAATGGGCGCGGCGGGCAACCCGAACGCCAACATGCCGTTCCTCAACGACAAGGCTTGGATCGCCACGCAGGACAAGGACGCCCCCTACACGGTGGACAAAGTCGCTGGCGTGAAGGTCGGCCGCTACGACGCGGTGGGCCAGCTCAAGACGACGAAGGATGCCAACACCCGATTGGTGGGTGGTGCCCTCGGCGAGGACGGCGTCGCCAACGCGGACGGTCGAGTGAACACCTTCTCGGCCTCCGAGGAGATGGAGCTGATGCACCGCAAGGACATCGCTCAGCTCAACCAGATGTGGGCTCCGGCTGCATCGGAGTGGGCGAAGGACAACGGCTTCCGGCTCGGCCGCCTCACGGGCGGTGCGGAGTTCAACGACCTTGTCACCTCCTACATCCGCAACACGGACCCGACGCTCGACTGGCATCCCGCTGTGAAGCGGCTCGGCGATCACATCGCTGCCATGAACCGAGAGAAGCTCCTCGACGCGCAGAACCCGCTGCGCCGTGAAGGTCTCGTCGGTCGGCCCGTGCAGGGCTTCGCGGAGACGCCCACGAACAAGAACTACATGATGCGTATCTATGACGCCCACAAGATCAACCAGCTCCTCGACGAGAGCGTCGGCCACGGCATCGGTCAGCGCGGGCTCGAGAATTGGTTCAAGGGCGCGATGAAGTCGGCCCAGACGTGGATCGATGACGACCTCCTCGACAAGATCGCGGAAGGCACCGTCAAGCGTCTGCGCAACAAGGCCAACGGCATCGACGAAGCGATGAACCTCATGCACTCGGGGTTCGACGTGGAGCAACTGAAGGACATCCTCCGCAACGTGGATGTGCCTGAGGAACGCATCGACAAGCTGCTCGGCACCATCAAGCGCAATGAGCAGACCGGCGCAGACGCTCGCGCGAAGCATCGTCTCCTCCTGGACGAAACCTTCACCCTGCGTGGCTACCGCACCTACAGCGGCGAGCTGCGTGATGTGAAGCTCAGCGACTTCACCGTCACCGACGCGAAGCTGCTCTCGGACATGTACTTCCGGCACATGAACGGGCGCATCGCTCTGGCGCGTGTGCGCGTGAAGAACCCGACGAGCGGCGAGATGCTGATCAACGGCATCACCTCGGACAACGAGTGGGCCACTGTGAAGGGCATGCTCGCGAAGTCGATGGCTGACAACAAGATGGATGCGAACGAGATCAGGAAGGCAACCGCCAACCTCGACTTCTTGTACGACCGCACACTCGGTCGCCCCGATCCTGCACAGCAGGGCCAGTGGGCTGAGTGGCTCCGTCGCGTTCGGAAGTTCAACTTCCTGCGGCAGGGCGGTTCGTTCGGCTTTGCTCAGTTGCCTGAAATGGCGATGATCCCGGCGCAGCTCGGCATCAAGGCTGCGATGCAGCACATCCCCGCGTTCAAGCGCATCATCACGATGGACGGGCGCTCGATCCTCAACGACGGCCTCTCGGCTGAGTTGGAGGCAGCGTTCGGCGTGGGCACTGACCGGCTCCGTGGCATGCAGTTCTTCCGCAGCGACGAGTTCGGCTACCACGCGCAGGGCGCACTCGGGAAGTTCGACAACGCTCTCGACTTCGGCCAGATGGCTGTGGCTGAGGCGTCGGGCATGACGACCATCAACACCATGTTGCAGCGTACCACCGCGAAGGTGATCGCACAGAAGTTCGCAGACATGGCGCTCGATCCGACGAAGATCAACCTGAAGCGCATGGCCTCCATTGGCCTCGACGACGCGATGCTCAAGCGCATCGTGAAGCAGGTCAACGCCAACTTCACCAAGGAGGATGGGTTGCTCTTCTCCGGGAAGGTGACCCGGATGAACCTCGACAAGTGGGACGACCTCGGTGCCCGTGCGGCATTCGAGAACTCGCTCTTCCGCTGGTCGCGCAGGATCATTCAGGAGAACGACATCGGCAACATGCACCGCTGGTCCAGTGGTCCGCTGTGGCAGATGCTGTTCCAGTTCCGCACCTTCTCGATCAACGCTTGGAACAAGCAGTTCATGCTCAACATGCACATGAAGGACATGACCTCGTTCCACATCATGAACTTCTCGCTCCTCGCTGGCGCGGCCACCTACGCGGCTCGCACTCAGCTTCAGGCAGCGGGTCGCTCTGACAGGGCCGAGTATCTGGAGAAGCGACTGTCGCCCGACAAGCTGGCGCTTGGCGCATTCCAGAACACTGGCTGGTCCTCGCTGCTGCCGATGGCAACCGACACTGTCGGCTACCTGACAGGCAACAGCCCCGTGTTCGATGCGCGTAACTCTGGCAACGCCTCCGACGTGATCTTCGGCTCCCCGACCATCGGGTTGATCGATGACTTCGCGAAGGCCGCCAAGGGTGTCGTGCAGCCGATCAAGGATGGCCGCCAGCGCTCGCAGTTGGAGAGCCGGGCAATCGCCCGCGTCGCTCCGTTGCAGAACTGGATGCCCGCATCAGCGCTCCTCTCGACGATGATCTCGTCGCAGCCCGAGCGTCCACCGAAGTAACAACCATGCGGGGGAGAGTGATCTCCCTCGCTCCTCACACAAAGGACAATGGCAAGCTACGTATTCTATCCGGGTGACGGTGCACAGGTCGATTGGCCCGTGCCGTTCCCGTACCTCTCGAAGGACCACGTAAAGGTCTACGCAGACGGCGTTGAAGTGACGCCGAACTGGATCAACAGCGCTCTCATTCGCGTGTCGCCTGCCGTCCCGACTGGCAAGGTGCTGCTCGTGCAGCGCGTGACTGTGAAGACGCCGCTCACGGTGTTCGAGAACACCAACAACCTCACGGCCGAGAACCTGACGCTTGCAGAGATGCAGGCCCTGTTCATTGCCGAGGAGGCGAGCGACCGCGCCGAGCAGTCCATCATCATCGACGACCACACCGGTCAGTACGACTTCAACGGCCGACGCGCAACGAACGTCGCCGACCCGGTGGCGGATCAGGACGCGGTGACGCGCAAGTGGGCCGAGACCGCGATGTCCTCACAGGTCGCGCAAGCGATCACGCAGGCTGGCATCTCGACCACGAACGCTTCGCAGACTACGGGCGACCGTGCTGCTGTCGCTGTGGACCGCGCCACCATCTACGAATGGCTCCTCACGCTTTCGGCGTGGAAGGACATCGTCGAGGGTTGGAAGAACACCATCGAAGGCTGGAAGAACACGATTGAGGGTTGGAAGAACCAAGTCTCGACGTGGAAGGATCAGGCGTCCGCTTCGGCATCCGCCGCCGCGACGAGTGCATCCGCCGCCTCCACCTCGGCCAGCAACGCGCTGACGAGCGAGGGTAAGGCCAGGACCAGCGAGCAGAACGCGAAGACCAGCGAGACCAACGCTGCGGGCTCCGCTGCTGCGGCTGCTGCCTCTGCGGCTTCCGTCGATGCGGCCAACCTGCTCACCAAGAGCGGCAACCTCGCAGGCCTCACGGACAAGGCTGCGGCACGATCCGCCCTGGCACTCGGCGCTGCTGCGACGAGCGACACTGCCACGTTCCAGCAAATTTGGGCGGGTGGCGTCACTGGCCTCATCGCGGTGAACCACGCGTGGGAAGCGGCGAAGTTCAACAGCATGGGCTCGACTGGCAGTGGCACGGTGCAAGTCGATTGCAGCCAAGGCACACGCTTTCACTACCTGCTGACCGGCAACGTCACGGTCTTCATCAACAACCCGAAGGATGGACAGACCGTTGACCTGATCTTCGTGCAGGACGGCGTCGGTGGTCGCACCGTAAGTTGGAATAGCAACATCCGCTTCCCCGATGGTCAGGCTCCGGCCGTGTTCAGCGGGGCGAACAGCTTCGGCGTCATCGTCTCGGCCGTCTACAACGGCGTCAACCAGCAGTGGATGGCGGTGGGCTGGAAGGTCAACTAATGCTGTTCCTTCCCTCATTTCGGCGCATCCTCCCCGGCGCTGGTCCGACGATCCTCCCCGGCAGCGCTGGTTACACCTCGCCCGGCACCTACACCTTCATCGTCCCCTACTACAACTCGCTCACGGTTGACGTGCGCGGCGCGGGTGGGGGCGGTGGCGGCTCTCGCTACACCGGCTACGCCATCTACTACGGCGGCAACGGCAACTACAGCTACTTCGCTGCGGGCGACGCGACGCTGATCGGCTACGGCGGCGCTGGCGGCTCTGGCACGAACTGGAGCCCTCCCGTGGGTGGTGTGAACGGTGCGCACGGTGGCGCGGGTGGTGGCGACAGCAACATCACTGGTGGCGGCAGTCCCGGTGGCCAAGGCTCAGTCATTTCGCTGTCTGGAAGTCTGACCGCAGGCGAGGGCGGCTACGGCGGTCGTGCAGTCAGAACGTGGTCACGCTCTCAGTGGTACACGAAGTTGACCCCAAAGTCGGCCATCACGGTTGTCGTCGGTGCTGGTGGTGGTCCGGCAGATTGTGAGCCGGTCGGCATCGCCCGATACCCAAGCGCTGGACAGAACGGCGCAGTCTACATCTCATGGAGCTAAACCGATGACAGTGTTTCTCGTCGTCAAGGAAGCTGCCAGCGGGTTCGAGGAAGTTCAGCCGGGGAGTTCGATGCTCCTCGACGATGTCCTCCACCCGTGGCAGATCACCGAACTCTGGTCGGACGCTGAGCTTGCGCTCATCGGCCTGTACCGCGTTCCTCTCGCCGACATCCCGGCAGGCTACTCGATGCAAGGCTACAGCTTTGCTCGCAATGCCGGGGGTGCTGTCGAGATGGTCGCACAACTCGAACCTCTCCCGCCCGCGCCCGTGACGCCTCGGCAAATCCGCATGGCGCTCTCTCAGATCGGCCTCCGCAAGGAGATCGAGGACTGGGTGGAAACGCAGGACATCGTCGTCAAGGACAGTTGGACCTTCGCCACACAGTTCGAGCGAACGCATCCGCTGATCCTCATGTGCGCCTCGGCGCTCAATAAGAGCGAAGCCGAGATCGACGGGCTCTTCGAGCTGGCGCGGACTTTGTAATGTTCACGAAGGTGAGCGACGTGGTCATCGATCACGTCACTCGCAATCAGACCCCGCTCGTCGTGGCGATCACGACACCCATCTGGATCAACGAAGTATCGGACGCCTGTCGAGTGTGGTTACCCATCCTCGGCATGACTGTCCTTGTCATCCAGCAAGGTACGAAGCTCTATCGATACCTCAAGCGTAAGTGAACATCCGCATCCGTAAGGTGGACGGTCGAAAGCATGAACGTGTGCTCCTCGACCTCCACGACGAAACCTTCGGTGACAGCGCTCCGCAGCTCGACCCGTCATACGGCTACTACTGGATCGTCTACGACTACGACAAGCCGGTTGGCTTTGCGTGGCTCGTGCCGTCCACCCTTGGTGAAGGCGTCGGCTACCTGAAGCGCGTTGGAGTGCTCCCGCAGTATCGCGGGCAGGGGCTCCAGCAGAAGCTCCTCCGTGTGCGCGAGCAGCAAGCCAAGCGCAACGGTTGGACGCGCTGCGTCACCGACACCGCCTATCACAACATCCCGTCATCCAACAATCTGATCCGCGCAGGCTACACGATGTTCGAGCCGCCCATCCGCTGGGCGTTCGTGCAGGGCCTGTACTGGACGAAGGACATCTCATGAGCAAGGCATCCGCCTCTGCGATGGAGGCGCTGCATGGTGCTCTCGCGCAGGCTCTCGCCAACAAGATCGCGAGCGGTGAAGCAACCGCCGCAGACCTGGCTGTCGCCCGTCAGTTCCTGAAGGACAACGGCATCGACGGCATCCCGACTGACGCGAACCCCATCGGGCAGCTCGCGCAGCAGCTTCCCTTTCAAACCACTGAAGAAGACGAAGAGGATTGAGCAAGACAACTAAGGCCCACCTGATGGGGACCAGCAGTCACACGGCTGCTGATCCTCTGAAGGCGGACTTCCGCAACTTCCTCTGGATGGTCTGGAAGCATCTCAATCTTCCTGATCCCACACCCGTCCAGTATGACATCGCGCAGTTCCTACAGCACGGCCCGCGCCGCTGCGTCATCGAAGCATTTCGAGGCGTCGGCAAGAGCTGGGTCACATCAGCCTTCGTGTGCTGGCTGCTGTACTGCAATCCTCAGCTCAAGATCATGGTGGTGTCGGCCTCGAAGAACCGAGCCGACGACTTCAGCACCTTCACGCTGCGCCTGATCAACGACATCGAGATACTCAACTTCCTGCGGCCTCGCGACGATCAGCGCTCCTCCAAGATCGCGTTCGACGTTGGCCCGGCCAAGCCCGACCACTCACCCTCGGTGAAGTCGGTTGGCATCACCGGTCAGCTCACCGGTTCTCGCGCAGACTACATCATCGCCGACGACATCGAAGTCGTGGGCAACTCCGCAACGCAGGCGCTCCGCGACAAGCTGGGCGAGCTGGTGAAGGAGTTCGACGCCGTGCTCAAGCCCGGTGGTCGAGTGATCTACCTCGGCACTCCTCAGTGCGAGCAGTCTCTCTACAACGCGCTGCCCGAACGCGGCTACGTCGTCCGCATTTGGCCCGCCCGCTACCCGTCCGCTGACAAGCGCGAGAAGTACGGCGCGAAGCTGGCAGCGATGATCTGCAACCTGCTGGACAGCGACCCCAGCCTCGAAGGCCACTCCACAGACCCGCTCCGGTTCTCCGACGAGGACTTGATGGAGCGCGAGATGTCCTACGGGCGCTCGGGCTTCGCCCTTCAGTTCCAACTCGACACGAGCCTCAGCGATGCAGACCGTTACCCGTTACGACTACGTGATCTCGTTGTGCTTCCTCTTGATCCTCTGCGCGGGCCTTCTGATCTCGCGTGGGCGGCAGGCCCGGATCAGATCTTCGACGAGGTCCCAGCGGTCGGCCTGAACGGCGACCACTACTACCGCCCGATCTTCGTCTCGAAGGAGTACCTCGAATATGAGGGCTCGGTCATGTTCGTTGACCCCTCGGGGCGCGGCAAGGACGAGACGACCTACGCGGTGGTGAAGATGCTGCACGGCCGGTTGTTCCTCACGGACATCGGCGCGTTCCTCGGCGGCTACGACGAGAAGACCCTGACCGACATCTGCATGGCGGCTCGGCGGCAGCATGTGAACCTGATCCTCTGCGAGCCCAACTACGGTGGCGGCATGTTCACCCAGCTCCTGGCTGCGGTGTCGCAGAAGACCTACCCGTGCGAGGTGAAGGACGCCGATTGGGCCAAGGTCCAGAAGGAGGCCCGCATCATCGACACGCTGGAGCCGATCATGAACCAGCACAGGCTCGTGGTGTGCCCCTCTGTGATCGACAAGGACTACAGGTCCACCGAGAGCTACACGGCCGAGACCCAGCAGGGCTACAGGCTGTTCTACCAGATGACCCGCATCACGCGGGACCGGGGTGCCCTGAAGCACGACGACCGTCTGGACGCCGTAGCGGGCGCGGTGGCGCACTGGTGCGAGTTCATGAACCGGGACATCGAGCAGGCGCACATCGCCCACAAGGAGGCCCTGATCGACGCTGAGCTGGAGAAGTTCATGTCTCAGGTGATCGGCGGCCCTGACCGGTTCGGCGGTGGCGGCGAGCGGTTCGCCAGCTCGATCATGGCCGGGCGTCGGCGATAACTTTTGGCCGGGAGGCAGCAATGCCCGTAGGGGCCTGAGGGAAGTCGGGGATCGCTCCCGGCCCTCGCAAGGTCTCTACGGGCGCTCCTTCTACACCGGGCGGGGAGTCAATGTGCCACAGCGACAAAAGGACTCCTGGACTTGCGGGCAAGTTGATTGTGTGAATATCGCGCATTTACCGATTGGGAACGCTGTTGATTAGTGCTGTATATCGCCTCTCGACGCCACACTCGAAATTTTGTCTCATTGCGAAGCGCGAATCACTTCGCTGGACGTGGACCGGATCATGCCCCTGACATCGCTTGAACTTTGTGCCGGAGCCGGGGGGCAGGCGATTGGGCTTGAGAAGGCTGGCTACGGCCATTCCGCCGTCGTTGAGATCGACAAGGACTGCTGTGACACTCTCAGGGCTAACCGGCCGAATTGGGACGTGTTCGAGCAAGACATCAAGAAGTTCGACGGAAGGCCCTACAAGGGAATTGATCTGCTGGCAGCGGGCCTTCCGTGCCCGCCGTTCTCCATTGCCGGGAAGCAACTCGGTCCTAAAGACGAGCGAGACCTGTTTCCAGCCGCGCTTCGCCTCATCGACGAAACCCGACCGCGTGCAGTGATGATCGAGAACGTGCGTGGGTTCCTTGAGGCGGCCTTCCAAGATTACCGGGAGAAGCTGAGAGACCGCCTCTACAGCATGGGCTACATCACTGCGTGGCGCATTCTGAATGCCTCTGATTTCGGTGTGCCCCAGCTTCGGCCCCGCGTCGTCATCGTTGGTCTCAAGCGGGATATTTGGGACCGCTTTGACTGGCCGCAGGTCGCCCCGCAAAACCCGATTACGGTTGGCGAAACACTTCACGACTTGATGTCGGCAAACGGCTGGCGGGGAGCGTCGCGCTGGAGAGAGCTTGCCGATGACGTTGCGCCGACGCTGGTGGGCGGCTCCAAGAAGCACGGTGGACCTGACTTAGGCCCAACAAGGGCCAAGCGTGCTTGGAAGACATTGGGCGTCGATGGTATGGGCATCGCGGATCAGGCGCCCGGTCGGGACATGCCGGTTGACCATCTTCCACGTCTCACGGTTCCGATGGTGGCCCGGCTACAGGGCTTCCCAGATGACTGGAAGATCACGGGAAGAAAGACAGCGGCTTACCGGCAGATCGGCAACGCTTTCCCGCCTCCAGTGGCTGAAGCTGTGGCAGTGAAGATCAAGGAAGCCCTCACAACGAAGCGCCACGTCTTCAGGATGGCCGCAGCCTAGCTGCCACCCGAACGCGCCTTCTTGTTTGTGCGCTCGTACTCTTTGATGATGAACTTGTGGTTGGCTGGCAGCGGCTTCCAGTCATCCAGAATGTACGCTGACTCGACCTTGCCAGCGGATGTTTTGGTGCGCGTCGCTCTTATCTTCAGGTCTATGCCGGGATACCGGAGTTCTCGCAGTCGCTTTTGCCAGTCCTCTTGGAAGTCATTGATGTTCGCTACGAACTGAAGCATCCAAGACGGTACTGGCTTCCCCTTGTGGAGCCGGAGCATTTCCGAGATGCGCTCATACACGCTTTCGAGCGACACGATCTTCTGCATTTCGGATTGGTCAAAGCTGGCGAAGTAGTCCCGCTTGCCGCCGTTGCACAACTGACAAATGGCCCAGAGATTATCCATCTCAGTTTTGCCGCCCCAGTTCCTCGGTATCTTGTGATCCGCTTGGAGCTTGATGCCATCGTCGGCGATCGTTCGGCCGCACATCTGGCACCGGCCATGAGCTGCATCGAGTACAGCCGCTCGCAATTTCGCGCTGATTCCAGCGTCGTCTACAGGCGCGGTGCGCTCACCTTTGTAGACATACTTATCTTTCACGAGGGGTATGTCGTACCGATAGCGAAGTTCGCGGACGCGCTTGTCGAGATGTTGCTGCACCCCTATGTCCTCGGGGAGGTGCTTGCGCAGCTCGTAGATCGTCAGACCGTCAGCGTGCTCCTGTAGAAGCTCGACGATCTTCTTATGGATGGTCCCAAGTTCTGGCCGCTTCTCTGCCATTCCCGCGCCGAATCACGTTTTCGACGCATAGGGTAGAGGTCCGCAACCAAGAGTCGAGTCCATGGACAAGCTGTCTCCTGAGCAGCGATCAGAAAACATGCGGCGAATTAAGAGCCAGGGCATGAAGCCGGAAATGGCCGTCCGCCGCATCGTGCATAGCTTGGGCTACCGCTATCGGCTTCATCGAAAAGACTTACCGGGTCGCCCAGACCTAGTGTTCGGACCCAAGCGGAAAGTTATCTTCGTCCATGGCTGCTTCTGGCACGGACACGAGCGCGAGGGATGCTTGGACGCACGCCGTCCGAAATCGAACACCAGCTACTGGAATCCCAAGCTCACCCGAAACAAGGAGAGAGACGCTGAGCGGATCAAGCAGTTGGAGGCATTGGGCTGGGCGGTTCTAGTTATCTGGGAATGTGAGACGAAGGACGAGACTAGCCTGCGAATTCGCCTGAACGCATTTCTGCGGCGAACTTGACAACTCCGTCACCTCCACTGAACAGTTTGCGCGGTCTCTATGAAGCAGGCATGGGATGAAATACGATTACACTCAGATCACCAACATTCTTCAGCGCACGCTCGAATGGCTTGGCGAAGACCGCTTCTCTCAGATGCGCGTCACAGAACTCGAGAAAATCATCCGAGACCGGGAGACAGCGATACCTCTGCCGGGAAGGTCTCAATTCAGAGCCGCTATTCACGAGTTTCGTGCACGTCGCTGGCCTCAATCTGCACCACGCCGCAGGTCGTAGACCAGCTCGATCATGGGTGGTCGGAGGAGGTGAGGCGGGCGATCCTACGGGGACCCAGCCAGACCTCAACGGAGACCTCTACCGGGTCCTCGCCAAACAGCTCGGCCGCCAGCTCGATGGCCTCCTTGTCGGTGGCACAGTCCAGCTCCTGCTGGTCGAGGACGTGGCCCCAGAAGTTCATCCTGTAGGCCCGGTAGATCATTCGGGGAGCAGCAGCACCCGCGTGGCCCGGCGCAGGGCTGCGACCTCCAGCGCCCGCTCGCAGGCCGCCTTGAACGGCATCTCCTCCTGAGGGGCCAGTATGTGGTCCTTGGCGGTCGCCACCGGGGACACGATCCTGAACACCCAATAGCCCCGGCCGCCCGGCTTCCTGCCGTGACGCCTGAAGAAGGGGGCGATGTCGATCCTGATCTCGGGTTCCATGTGGTTACTGGCGGATACTGAAATAGGTTGCCCGTCTGCCCTTAGGCTCCCCTCCGGTTTCCCTGAAGGTATACTGAAGGTGCACCTGAAGGTGTCCATATAGTTTCACTGAAGTTCACCTGACAGAGCCGTTAGGTGGTCCACCGACGATAGGACCCCGAGAGGGAGATCGAGATGGGTGCCTACTAAAGGTGCCTGTGAGGGTGACCCGCCCTATAGCCTCGCTGACGCTCGGCATAGGGCGATTGTGTGGCTACGCCACCCCCAGGTCAGCGTTCGGTAACATCCCCGAATGTCACCGCTCGACGACCCGCTAGGAAGCCCGCTGAGTGCCCTTCCGGCTGACCCTATGCGACCTAGCGGGTCGTCCCGAATAACTCACGGACGGGCAGGAATTCCAATCCGTAGAGTGTCTACGAAGGGCAGGCGAGGGGGCCCCGGATAGTTGGCGGAAATCTCTGAAGGGCAGGCTCGAACCCTATCGGTCGCGCGGTTCCCCCGTGCCCCCCTCGATCCTGCGGCGTGCGGCGGGCCGTTGTCACCGCACCCTGTCACCATCATGGGCTAAGCCCTTGATGTTGCTCATGTTACGCGGGATCGGTCATCCACTAGATGCACGAAACGGGCAGGGGGCGGGCCTTTGGAGTGTCGCGAGGGCCGGGCTAAGCCTGCCTCTCTCTGCCTATCAGTGTTTTTGCCAATCGTGCGCCGTGCACCTCAGGGCCACCATTGGGCGCACCTCGCCAGCACAGCAAGGGCCACTAGCAGGGCCATGCATGCGAGTGTGAAGCCGCCGCGCTGATGCAATCCCATGGCGCACCTATCGGTAGCTCTGCCAAATGCCACCGGCATCATATCGCCCGCCGTTGGCACGCGTTCGGCCATCCTGCCACGTCACAAGCAAGCCAATGCATGCGAGGGCCAGCGCGGCGGCTATCAGTTGTTTTGCGCGGTCATTCATCATGGGCGCACCTTTAGCGCACCTAAGGCCCAACTCTCGAGACCCTGAGTCAACCTGTCGCATGCTTGGCACGTAATCCAGCGTTTACCTTCCAAACGTAGTTAGTCTATGAAAGGGACATCAGACGCAAGGCAATCGCCTGTCCCTCCGGGGATTGTCTGATACGGCCCGGCCATGGGCAAGAGCATACGAACGTGGCCCGACACGATTACCCGTAGGACGTTCTACGCGGGCAAGTGCCACCGGCAGAGACCGGGTTTGGCGTGTCCCGAACGGCTGGCGCTGCGGGGAGGTGTTCAGTAATCGGCGCTGTGATGGCGCGGTGAAGCTAACGCAAGGGTGCCAATCACTGCGGCACTATCGGCCTTGCCAGCGGTCTCATTAGCCGCTCGCCGAATACAGCACCCTAGCAGGACAAACAGAGCGCAGCATAGGCCAGCCCTCATTAGGCGGATGCTACCCGGCATCACATGGCGTGCTGCGTTTCAATTTGTCCTGTCACCTTCCAATCATCGTCTAACTACGCTTCGGAGGCTTTCGCCATGACGCTTGCTGCCACCTATCCCGCATCGAACGGTTACCGTTTGCTGTCTCCGTCCAATCCCAAGATCAACAAAGGCCGTAGCGCTGGCTACTGGACGTTCATTCTGCACCTGTCGCCCGCGTCGCTGTCGGGCTTCAATACCTGCTCGATGGCAACGGCTGGCTGCAAAGCGGCTTGCCTCAACACTGCCGGGCGGGGCGGGATTGCTGCCGGTCATGGCATCTTAACTGCCGATGACGTTGCCGCTGGCAAGCGCAATTCGATCCAGTCCGCTCGCATTCGCAAGACGCGGGCCTTCTTCACGGATCGCGCTGGCTTCATGGCCGTGCTTGCTGCCGACATTGCGAAGGCTGTCCGCGTTGCCCGTGCTAAGGGCTACACGCCAGTGTTTCGCCTCAACGGCACGTCTGACATTCGCTGGGAAAGCATCCCGGTCAACGGTGCTTCGAGCATCATGGCTGCATTCCCTGACGTGCAGTTCTACGACTACACGAAGATTGCCAACCGCAAGAATGTGCCAGCGAACTACGCGCTGACCTTCTCGCTTGCTGATGGCAACGAAGATGCTGCGATCAAGGCTCTGGACAACGGCATGAACGTTGCTGCCGTGTTCCGCGACAAGGGCACTGTTTCGCAGTTGATCGGCGAGGGCTGGAATTACCTCGGCCGTCCCGTGTTTGGCGGCGACGATAGCGATTTGCGCTTCCTCGATCCTGCCAACCACGTCATTGCGCTCTACGCCAAGGGCAACGCCAAGCGAGACCGCAGTGGCTTTGTTCGTGACTTGTGACCTTCCATTCATAGTCTTTCTACGATTGCTGGCGGCGCTTAGTCGCCAGCGTTAGGCAATTTTCAGACTGCCAATTCCCAACATCATCGGAGGCACTACCGTGGCTAACAGCAACTGCGGGCCGGGCTGGAAGGTCCGCGCTAGCTCAATGACGGAGTACGACAAGCTACCGCGCGGCATGCGCGAAGCGCTGATGTACTCGGATCACAACTGGTCGGGCGAGCAACTGTATCGCGCCTACCGCAAGCGCAATCCGAAGGTTCGCACCACTGCGCTCGCCATCGCGTTCATTCGCGACGCTGACGCAAAGAAGCACGTTGAGGACACAGCCGATTATTACTTCGGCGTCATGCCGGGCCAGCGCGAGGTGCAGCAATGAGCAAGCGCAATCGCACCTACTACACGCTGTTGTCTCGCGAGCCTCACAGCAAGCGCTGGTGCATCGAGTTCGGTGACTACAGCCGCAGCGTTGTGCGCCAAGAGCGCGACGACATGAAGGATGGCGACTACTGCGACCACGCCTTCAAGATCATCGAGACCGGCGAGACGCAAGCCGAGATCGACGCGGAAGTCGCGAGGCTCAACGCATGCTGACACCGCAGCAACGCCGCTGGGCGGCTTCGCATGATTGGTTCGTTGCGGACAACCGCGACGGATCAATCGAGGTTCTGGATCGCTGGTCGCAACTGCACCGTCACTCACCACGAACGTCAATTGCACTTCGCAGGCTCGTTCAAGGCCCTGCGAGATTGGGCAGGTTACTAATGGTCGCAATGTCATTTGAGACGATCAGCCGCCGCACGCCACCACGCAAGCCGCCGCTGTTCACCCTTGAACGCGTCATCAGCATCGCGTTCGCGGCCACCTTCATGGGTGTTGGCGCATTCGTCGCCATCATCGGGAAGCTGCACTGACTGACAGCACAAATCCGAGGGGCACGCGCTGCCCCTCCAGTTTGTTCTGCGTCTCCATCAACTACACCACCGAGGGACTACGATGCGACTGCGCTATGATCCTGTTGACGACATCCTGCTCGACGAGCGGGGCATGAAGATACGCGGGGGCACCGTGATTGCCCGCGTTCGCGCTGAATGCCGCGAGTGGTGCAATCGCTGGGATGGCGCACGCCGCAAGGAGATCAGGGTCGGCAAGCGCCTCGGCCCTGCGATGCTCTTCGACCCGCGCAAGCCTCCCGCGTTCACCGTGCCGTTCGACCGCTTCGAGATCGAGTTGGTGCGCAAGCCGCGCCCCGCTCGTGATCCCGGCCGTATCTCCGATCAACTCGCATGGGAGCGCAAGATGGCGATGCTCAACGCGATGGCACCGCTGCGTGCCGTGAACCTCGAAGGGCAGGCGATGCAGGCCCTGCGCGACTACTGCGCCAAGGATGCCGAGATGGCTGCGAAGCTCTTCCGCGCTCCACCGCCGCTGCCAATGAAGGCCGAGGCCGAGGCACAAATCGCCCTGGCCCCTAAGCCGCCCCTCGGGCCGCGTCCGAAGCTGTCGCGTTGGCACTCCGGCCAGCACTTCATCGAAGCGCTGTGCAAGCGTGGCTACCATGTGCTCGGCGCTGGTGCCTACTCCACGGTGCTCGCCAAGCCCGGCAGCAATCGCGTGGTGAAGGTGTGCCGCAAGGCCGATACGTGGCTCGACTACGTGGTGTGGGCTGCGAAGGCGGGCCACGCTGGCCGCATGGCACCGAACGTGTTCTCCTATCGTCGCTTCAACGTGGGCCGCCCCAGCGAGTTCTACGTGGCTGTGATGGAGAAGCTGGAGCACACCATCGCGACCGTGCAGTATCAGAAGCCGAACGACTACCGCGCTTACGCTTGCCTGCGCGACTTCATCGAGCGTCGGCAGGATCGCGACGGCCTCGAAGCTGAGAAGGTGTGGCCCGGCGCAATCGCGTTCGGCATCGCCTTCCGCGTCGAGTTCACGCGCGGCCTCGATCTCCACGGCAACAACTGGATGGTGCGCAAGGACGGCTCGCTCGTCTGCACCGACCCGCTCTGCGACGAGAGCAAGACGACTGCGCCCGAGCGCATGCGTTCACGCGATCTCGCCGCGCTTCGTGCTGCCTGATCACCTTCAAAGCATAGGACTACTACGAAGTGAAACGACGTATCTTCATCAGCGCTAAGGCGGCTCGCAAGGCGGGCCGTCGCGCGACTGAGGGTAGGGCTCTGCGGTTCAAGATCGAGCCCTACTTCATCTTCAACAAGGACCGCACCGTCGATCAGGGCTGGCAAGTCTCGCTCTGGTCGATGACTGGCCTGCTACACCGAGGGTTCATCCGCGAATGACCTACGAACAAGCGAGAACAATCCTCGGCGACGCACCCGCGTGGGTGCTGCAAGGGATCATCGAGCGCACACCTCGCAACTCGCCTCATTGCAAGGCTGCGGTGTTGCTCCTCCGGATCAAGGGCATCGGTTCCACCTCATGAAACCAAGGTGCGACAAAGTCGCTCTGTATACCAAGGTGGAATACCGTTGCTCACCTGCCAATCGTAGGGGTATCCCGTGAGGAGTGCAGAGCAACAAAACTCAACAAGCTGCACAACTGGCGAGCGCGAATGCTCAGCCGAAAGAGGCTGAACGGAAAATCATGCATGGAATGTTTGGGGTTAAGGAGTTGCCGTCTGAAGTGATCCCTGAAGAGTTGATCTCTGAGGACACGCCGGAAGGCTATGAGACCATCGCGGGCTGGTGGGCGACAAGGGAGCAGGAGGCGCTCTTAATGCTGAGCGATCCGGTAGCAACCATCTTTGATGATGAAGAGGCGTTGATCACGATTGCTGATCGGCGCGGCATCCTCTGGAAGTGGTGCACGGCTCCCATCGCACTTCGGCGCATGGGCTTCACCGTCTCAAAATCGTTTCCATTAGAATTGGTTCAGCAATTTTATCCGCTGAATCCATAAGACACGTAGAGTGCGGGGACCGGCAATTGAGCCGGTTCCCGATGTGTTCCGGTTGTCAATCGTAGATCATCACGATACGTTGACATTCAATAAACAAAGGGGAGTTCATTTAGATGCTGGGAAAGCCGAGTGCCATGAACGCAGGTACGAACATCGAAGACGCCGAGTGGGTGAAGAAGCTCGCGCTGATCATCGACGAGTTTCGCAAGATCAACCCTGACATCACCGCCAACCAAATGTTGGTGCTGCTCCGCATCGGCGAGCATCCCGGCATCACCCAGAGCGAGCTGTCCAAGGCCACCGACCTGAAGGACGGCACCATCTCGCGCATCTGCGCACTGATGTCTGACCGTGGGCATCAGGGCCGCGAAGGGCTCGATGTGATCGACATCCGCCCGGTCCCCGGTGATTACAGGAGCAAGGGCCAGTTCCTCGTGAACAACGGCAAGCGCCTGTACACCTCCATCAAGAAGCTGATGACGGAGTAAGAATTGGCCACATACCCGAAGGGGAACAAGTACATCACCAAGTTCATGGTGAACGGCGAACGCCACACCAAGATGCACGACACGCAAGCCGAGGGCGAGGCGTGGGAACTTGAGGCCCGAGCTGCACTGAAGCTGGGCAAACCGATGCCGCAGGCCGAGAAGAAGATCGGCGGCTCTGATGCCGGGAAGCTCGGCAACCTCCTCCGCGAAACCGCTACGCTCCATTGGTCGAAGGGCAAGGACAGCTCGAAGTGTGAGCTTAACGCCGCGACCTTCGTCAAATGGTGCGGGACCGAGATGTCGGTCTCTGAGGCGTTCAAGCAAGACAACATCGACGACTTCATCGCGTACCTCGTGAACGAGCGCGAGGTCTCCGGCTCGACCATCAACCGTTACTGCTCCGCGATCTCGGTCATGGCGCAGCGGGCTATCCGCAAGAGGGACCAGCTCCCGACCTTCCCGCGCTACAAGGAGAGCAGGGGGCGCTTCCGCTTCTTCAGCCACGAGGAGGAGACTGCGGTCACCAACCTCTGGACCGTCTGGGAGCGGTCGCTGGAACTGGACTTCTTCATCTTCCTGATCGACACCGGGGCTCGCACCTACACCGAGGGCACTGCCCTCAAGTGGGACGCCTGCCACAAGGACCGGGTTATCTTCTGGGAGACCAAGAACGGTGGCTTCCGCGCCGTGCCGCTGTCCGACAGGGCCAGGGCGATCTTGGACAGGCTGCGGAAGACCAAGGGCAACCAGCCCGGCCCCTTCAGCGAACTGACCAAGCCCTACATGCGGCACCTCTGGGAGAACACCCGTGCCCAGATACCCGGCCTCGCGGATGCCGTGCTGTACTGCACAAGGCACACCTACGGCTCCCGCATGGTCATGAACGGCGTTCCCCTTTCGGTCCTCAAGAAGCTGATGGGGCACTCGGACATCAAGATGACCGAGCGCTACGCCATCTTCGAGGACGGGGCCGCCTTCGCCCATGCTCTGGCCGCCTTGAACGGGGCTGGCTTCGCGCCACCTAAGCCCCAACTGACTGTGGTTGAAGGCGATCTTGCGAAGCAGGGGCAGGGGTAG